ATTCCATTTTCGTAATGCCAACAGATAAGAGGATCAAATAATCTCGTGACTGTTGTTATGCCATTCTCTACATAATATTCTTTTATGTAATTACGATGTAGAATCATTTTCTTTTCCCCTTGCACTTATGCCTCTCCACGGCCTCTTTAAGTTTCTCCTCTGTAAGCGCCCCGATCAATACCTTGCATTTCTCGCATCGGTGAGTTAGCGGATCATCGTTTAATCTATCTATCAAAGAAACGTAGATGTCGTTTTTCATGCGGCTAAATCCTTGTCTGGTAACGTAACCCAGGTAATCCCGTATTCGTGACACTTAGCAACCGCGCCCTCAATCATTTCGTTCATCTTTTTTACTGATAATTTATTTATTGAGGGAATTACCGGAAATATCTGTTTGCCGATCGGTATATAGAAAGGCACAAAATCATCCGGCATTACTTCCAGTTTTAATTTTGTCTCCCACCATTCGATTGAGTCTCCGGTGTCTTTCGACAACGCCGGGAGCAATACGCCCTTCCACCATTTTATCTGTTGCCTACTGATATATTCAGCCGGCGTTAATAATTGGATGATGCTTCCCGGCTCGCACTTAGAAAAGAACTCCTGTATCGGTTTATCAAACAACGGTTGACCGTCAATATTAGAAATAATTTTAATAGTTTTCATTTCAGTTTTTCCACCGTTGATAAAAGTTCTTCGTTAAATTGTGTCAGTTCCTTTTCGCATTTCTCAATCCACTTTTCGTCACGGTCTATTTCTAAAATTAAAGGTGGTAGTGACGGACAGTATGACATGAAGTGCCATTGCTTAAATCCAGTTACCAGCATACTGCCTTGAACCTGTGGAATATAAATTGACGGCAATTTCTTTGATAGCAAATATTCCACCTGTGTTTTGGGTAAAACATTTTTCAGTTCTAATCCGATTTCGTCCGTCCTTAATCCGTCTGGACTGCATAAATATTTCTTTTTTTCATCGGGAAAAATCATACCGACTTGCCTAACTTCTACGCCATAAATCATTTCGTATAACTTTCTTGATTCTTCCTCTCTCCTGATTCCTTCTTCCATTGCCGCCGATGTGTATGTTTCTGGTGATTGACCGCTTACGATCTGTGCCGCTAGGTCATACATATACCCTTTTCGTTGTTTGGAAACTTCGCCCGTTGGAGTCAAGATTTCCCCGAACCGTGAAGCCGATGGCTTGCCTAACCTTTCTTGAAACCATTGTGGGCTTCGTTGTTCACAGTCAATTATTATCGGCATTATTTTTTCACCTTCGCTCTTAAAGCGGTCATGGCCTTGTTAAAATCAGTTTCTTTTATCTTGTCCAGTTCCTCAACGTCCATGTATTTCAGAAACTTCTTTTCATCGGTTTCCGTGGACTGAATCATATCTACGATTGTGGACTTCTGTTTGTCGGTTATGTAGACAATCGGATCGTTTGATTTTCCGTCATCGTCTTGATCTTGTGTAGCTAATCCTGTTAAGGCCAAAAGCGTATAGCGTTCGAGATATGTAATTGTTGAGCCAAGAGACTGAATGGCGTTTTTTCCACCCGAATCATCGTGAGAGGCTTCCAAACTTGTTTCCTCGCCGTAACCTAGGGAATGGGAAATGCGACAAGTAACAGTTATCCTTGCGCCGTTCTGGGTTGTTTTCCATGCCGCTGACAATCCATGCTTTCCCAACGCTGAACTGATTTGTTGAGTTACGTTACCTAGTGAGGCATGATCGTATTCGGTGACTCCCTTTTGAGTAGTATATTTCACGTGCTTATCTTTTTCGATTTCCGGTGGTTCGGCCTTAAAAGCCGCCATGGCCGCAAAATAAGCCTTTCTTGCCTGATTTTCTTCCCACTTAATTTGTAAGTCCATTAACTTTTCCAGTTTGTCCAGTTCCGCCCCTTTCTCAATAGCGATATTCAAAAGCATTGCTGGTGTGGTCTGTATCGGTGTTGCCACTACATCGGTGCAAGTCGTTTCTACTACTTCGTTTTCCATAACTCCTCCTCACTTCAATTTAATTAAAACGTCTTTTTGTTACTTTTTATTTTCTATTAAGTTGGCATAAATTTCTTCTTTGATTATGCCGACAGTGTGCATTTGTTGAACGATTTGATTTGCATAAAAAAAGTCATATCGTTTCTTCATTTCGTCGCCGAACTCTTTTGCCCTCTTTGTAATTTGCTCATTGGGATTATTCCAACCAGAATTATTTTCAAATTGTTGTTTGATGTAATCGGAAATTGAAATTTCTTTTTTATCTCTTGTTATTGTTTCGGAAGAAATTATTTCCCTGATTCGGGTATTTATTTGCAAGGCCATTTCCTGTTCCACCTTTGCCTTAACCTTCATGGTAATAGCATCATCAACTTTTTCTTTGATTTGTTTCCATATTTGTCTGACGACTTCATGGGTTATGTATTCTCTTAATCCTTTTTCTAAACCCTCTTGCCCATCATCCCCACCTTCAAGATAAAAATCCTCTACTTCAATGGTGTATTTCATTCCTTTCTCCTTTATTTTAGTTTAATAAGTACGTCTTTCATGTTGATCTTGATACTCCCCCGCATTTTGCCTAAACTCCTTATTTAATCCCACCAATGGATTGATGGGATTAGTAAAGATTTAAGCGATAATCTTAATTCCGGTTATCTTTTCTGCCAGCCACTTTTTGATATTGTTTATGGCTTCGAGTTGCCACATTCTTCCATCCGCTTCATACAGAGCGCATGACGGTTGCTGTCCTTTTCCTCCCACCATACGAAGAACGAAAGTGCTTGCCGGTTGCTCCACTTCCATAAAAGTACGATACGGGCGCAAAGTGACCGGATTTGGGACTGCCACGGCTTCAACTCTCGCAATTCCTACCCTTGCCGTGACTGCCTGAGTTACTCCATCATCCGTATGTTGCGTGACTGCCTCTTCTTTGATATTTCCCACGATCTTGAGAATTGCCGCCGTGTTTTCGTCCTGAACGAACATGGCCTGCAAATTGATAATGAATGATTCAACATCCATACTGCGGCCAAACGGGAAAACCGGAGATTCGTGGACTGCTTTAAGATACGTTGACCGGGTAAGCCACGAATCAGTAAACATACTCTCTATAAGTTCTACTGTTTTGTGGTCAACAACATGGGCTATCATTTTCCCTTCTGCTATTGAATAATCGTCATAAAAATCCACAACGCCGGTCAGCGTGTTTATTCCCAATGTTTCGGCCTTTGGCGGCTTCATGGGTAGAATACCAGACGGGCCGTTGGAATAAATGCGGCCGCTTACCTCCTCTGCTTTATAAACGCCGAGGGAAAGTATTTTTTCAATGGCTTCTTTTATCATTTACTGACTGCCTCCTTTCTGATCGGTTCGACATTATCCGGCAGTGGTGTTTTGGCGAACATATCCGCTTGCCGTGTGCTACGTTCACAAGCAACGCCCTTTCCTTTATCCATGCCGACAAAGATATGCGTGTTGAGTTGTGAAATCGGCGCAAGTTTCGTCTCGCTGCTAATCCCGACCGTGCAAACCTCGCGGTCTTCATCCGGTTTGACAGTGAATTTCAGCGTGATCGTTCTTGCCTTCTTCGCGTCCGTATTTGGGTCAATAATGTTGTTTAAAACTTCTTGTAGAGCAAGATCAAAACGCTCTACAACCGCGCCGCCACTAATTGATGCCAATGATACAATTTCTGTTTTCTGTTCCATACATCCTCCTTTTAAATTATTTATTATTCCTCTCTCCGTTCCAAGGTATAAGCACTATTCTTTCAATGTGGGGCATTTATTTCATCCTATAAAGTTTTCTCTTTAATGCCTGAACTTCTTTTTTGAGTTCATCAAATGATTCATTGGGTACATTAGAAATAGGATTGTAAACACGGCAAGGATTAACAAACTCAACAATGCAATCAATCGGTATTTGTGCTATGAATTTTTCCTTGTTATAGTCAGCGTAAATAATAGAAAACCCGTTTTCGTGTGACAAAAAACAAGCATTATTGTATTGAATTGCCTGACCGTTTGGAAATCTTACTGTCATCATAATTATTCCCCATCCTCATTATTTTCGCTTTTCATTTCCTGAATCATGTCTTGTTCTTCTTCCCACTCTCGCAAAGTATGATTGTTGCGGTGTAAATCTTCTTCCCTTGTGTCGAGTTCGTTTGTGTCCATTCCCATTTTAAATCCTTTAATCAGCCGCCCGTTCTCTTGCCCTCTTTAATCGTCTGAGCGTGTAGCCTTTACCGAGTATGCCAAGGCTCAAACGGGAGGCCGTGTGGTTATTTATCTTTTGTCTGGTAAAGGTTTTATGGCTAATCCGCAGTAGCCCCCGTCTTTATCGTAATTTGTTTGTTTGCCACCATGAGAAAGACCAGCATATCTATAATTCCATCTCCACATCATACAATCCGAGGCTATGCACATTACGGATTCTGGTGGACTTAACACCTCGCCCCTATTAGTGTAGGCATTGCCTTGCCAAGTAGCGTCATTTGTCCCTATTTGAAATCGCACCATTGGACACCATTTCGTTTTCGCTTCTTCTTCGGTTAAAATCATTTTTCAATTCCCCTTTATGCTGTATTCAAAAATTCCATTGCCTAACCTTTTTGTTTCAATTTGATTTTCGTTAGGCAATATCCTTCTTAATTCTGATAACCTTTTTGTGTAGCAAAGCAGTCTCAACTCATCCCGCATTTCAACATTGGTTATGCCGCCCTGTAACAGCCGGTTATATAGCTTCTGGCATTGCGGAGAGAGTTTCGGGGCAAGGTTAAGGCTTGTTTGCATTAGCATTTCTCCCTGATTAAATAGACCTTTCGTCCCTTGCTATAAACGTAAGACTCAACGCCCTCGCCATATACAACGGGATTTTTGCACGTCCTAAGATTCTCCCGCATGGTATTGCCATCTTGAACTGCGTTTGAGTTCAGCCTGAAATTAGCGAAAATAATTATTCCGAAAGCGAAAATTATCATGATGACAATAGCGAGTAACCAAAGATTGTTCTCACGCTCCCGTTGCTCTTTCTGCTTTTTAAATTCGGAGATAATCATTTTGTCACCATGTCAGCGCAAAACTTAATGTATTTGTAATATTCCTCAATCTGTTCATCGGTATAATTATTTCTTTTTCCGATTAACTTATAATCATCTATCCACTTTTTAACTGTGTGACTTTCGCAACCGATGCTGATTTTTCCATCCATGTAAAATAGGTGGTGTACGGAACCTTGAATGTTTATAATAGGTAGTTTGATTCCGTTTGCGCCCCGAAGATATGCGCCCTCAAGATATGCGCCCCGAAGATATGCGCCCTCAAGATTTGCGCCCTCAAGATTTGCGCCCTCAAGATATGCGCCCCCAAGATTTGCGCCCCCAAGATTTGCGCCCCGAAGATATGCGCCCTCAAGATATGCGCCCCGAAGATTTGCGCCCCCAAGATTTGCGCCCCGATTTTTTTCAAGACAATCCTTTATAGACTCATATTCGCCGCAAATAATGATCTGGTCGGTAAATCTATTTTTTATCTCGATCATAATCCTCCTTTTTGCGCTGTGGGGGAGTGCTCAGCTCCCCCTTAGTTCTTGCAACGCCTCCTTCTCAAAGATTTGTTAATCAATATTCCCTACGCCACTTCCAAATTTTCTTCAAAATACTTTCTTGCAACATACCATTGGTCATTGTGATCTTTGGGGTTCCTTGCTATCATCCCCATGTCAGTTTCGGGATGATCTGTTTTGCTAACGCTGATTCCCGTTAAATCTTCGCCCAAAATATAAGGGCGCATTTCCGATAATCCCTTTCTACGATACTGTTTAAATTCTGCCATGCACCACTCCTTTCAGTTACTTTATTTTGTTTGCCCCTCGGTTGCCTACTTCATTCGGCCTTGCTCACGATTCGGCTTATTGGCTTTGGCTTTTTGTCGGTTTGCTTTTCAACTCATCATCTTGCCTACAAGCGTGAGTGCCTCTCAACAGCCTTTGCCTTGCACTGTGGGCGTGTTCTTATGTTGGCTACATTCTACTCTCATTATTTATAATGTCAAGCATTATTTTCACTTTGTTGTGAATTATTAAAATAATCATTTTTGGTATTGACACGACAATGTGAAAATGCTATCATCAATCCATGAAAAAGACAACTTCATTCAAAAAACTAATCAAAGAAAATCGCAAATTGTTGTTATCAAAAGGATTTAAGGCTTCTACTTTAACCATGTGGGGAAATGGAGAACGGCACCCATTAAAGAAAATGGCTCTTAAACTGGCTAAGATATTAAATATTGACGTTCAAGAAATACCCTACGTTGAACGATATGTAAGAAATATTTAAGGGTTTACATGACAGTAAGAATAATAAATCAGGATTGCATGATCGCCATGTCAAAGATGAAAGATAAAAAAAGAGTAGGATGCACATGCAATAAACTGCCATTAGGGCTTTGTTTTATGCACCCTTCAAAAATAAAAAGAAGATCAAAATCAAGGGCACATAGTGGTCGTGGCATCAGGTAATAGATATTAGCAGTATGGATATTAAAATAATCTCAGCAAATAGATGCTTAAATCGCCCATATCAACCACTTTGCCTGAAAGGATTAAATTAATGAACGGCCCGACAATAGAAAATTTAAATATTATACACGATAAGGCAAAAGTTAAAAAAGATGGAGTGTATTCGTTTCGCGGAATGCTTTACCGAGTCAAGGATCATCGATTTACCCATTTCACAAATTATCAAGAAATATTGCAGCGCATGGGTAATTTTAACGTCTCTCTCGGTTTTACGGTTCATCCGCGCAAAGCATTGGAGAAAATGAAATGACTAATTGGGAACACTTCAAAAACGACGCTAAATATTATTTAGCATATTTTCACAAACCAACTCTGCACATAATTACAGACGACAATGATTATTACCTCAGAAACTATATGTCATCAGAGGCCGTTGCTTTATACCGCAAGGTAGGAAATGTTATTGTAATCAGAAATCAATATAATAATTTATTTGTAAGGCTCCATGAGTACGGCCATTGGATAAACCATCTTATTTTTTGCATCCTTGAACTTATCTGGGAATTTATCTGGTGGGGTTTAAGCGTTCGGAATTTATTTATCAAGAGGGCTAAGTAATGGCTTTCTGTAGCAAGTGCGGAGAAAAAATGGAAGAGATAATTACCTACACTAAAAAAACTCACAAGCAAAACGGAAGCGAATTTCATTGTTCTGTTCATGGTGTAGATAAGAATCCAATAGTGCAACACGTCAAGGGAATCAATCCGCATAACAAAGCATGTAGGGATTGGGGCACAATATTAAAAATATAAATTCAATGGATAGTTTACAATGATCACCTCAGCCGCAATAAAATATAACAACCTCGTATGTATTGGAAAGAATCACGCCGATATACTTTTTAATTTAATCAGAACAGTTGAACCTATTTTTCACCAAGACAAGGCTGTTGAAGGCTTTATTGATGACAAAGCAAATTTCCTCACGCGAAGGGAGGCGGCCGATCACGCCTTTGAGGCCGGGCAGATTAAGGAACGGAAGTATGAATTATTCAGCTTCGATTTGGAGGGGAAATGAAAGGTGATTGGATTCAAACATACACTGGAAAGAAGTTTTACCCGCTCGATCCACGGCCGGACGATATCTGTCTTGAAGATATTGCTCACGCCTTAGCGCACACTTGTCGTTATAATGGACATAGCAGGGTGTTTTATAGTGTAGCCGAGCACTGCGTTAGAATGAGCGTTGCTAATTTGCCTGGTGACTCTCGGTGGCTTCTCATGCACGATTCCGCCGAAGCGTATCTATCCGATGTTCCCAGCCCGATAAAACCGATGCTTCCAGAATTTAAAGTGATTGAAAATTCTATCTTGGAAGTTATTGGCGAGAAGTACAAACTTGGCGTTCCTAATCACCAACATATAAAATTGGGCGACATGGTTATGTTGGCCACTGAAAAAAGGGATGTTTTGCCCGCTGGTCCCGAATGGGGTTTAGTATTGCCTGAACCTCTTTTAAATAAAATTTATCCATGGCCTCCAGAAGTTGCAGAAAATCTATTTTTAAATACAGCAAAAGAATTGGAGATAGTTTGAATGTCCTGTAATTACTGCGGAGGCAACATAATTGAATTTGATAATCCGCTTTCTGATTATTGCCTGCAATGTGGACGATACCCGAATAAAGCTCCGGTTTATAAAGTCCGTAATTCACATGACAGAAAGACAAAGAATAAACTTCCACGGGAATGTATCAACTGCGGCCGGACCAAGAAAATCAAGGCTAAAGACCTGTGTATTGGTTGTTACGATTCAGCGATTCACGCGGGACCTGCAGGATCAGAGGGATTTAAGAAGGGTTTAAAACGCGCGGCGCAGAGGTTCAACAACCCTGACTATTCAGGAAAGCGCGGAACGTACCCACGGGATAGGAAAGGTTTGGCGGCATGAAAGTTTCAGATAAGTATTTAAGAGATTTATTAAGAGAGATTGTTTCACTTCGCGCCGGCGGAGTTTGTGAATTCCCGGGATGCACGGAAACCAACGGAGATCCTCACCATTGGTTTAGTAAAAAGAATTTAGCGGTAAAATATTCTTTTGAAAATTGCCTATGGCTTTGTAATTTTCATCATACTGCCAGCGCATATTCAGCTCATAAAGCCCCATTCTCTTTTAAAAAGAAAATTATCCAGTGCGGCGTAAGATCGGAAGCCTGGAAGTACGAGGTCTTAAGAAAAGCAAATCAGATAATTACCGTGGCGCCGGAAATTTACCGGCAAGAAATGAAAATCGTTTTATTGAAGGAATTGGAAAGGTTGGCCGCTTAATGAGTCAGAATGTTTTACGCTTAGATAATTGGGCTCAGTTTGAGGACCTGAAAAATCGGTTAAAAGGGAAGCATCAGAATCTTGATATTCCCGTGGCTAATAAATTCCATTCTCAAATGACCGAAGCCGAGGGGATAAAATTCCATTCTAAGAAAGAGGCTAAAGTATTCAGGGAATTACAAGCTCGTCAACATGCCAAGGAAATTAAATTTATATTAATGCAGGTTCCTTTTCTTCTTCCGGGGAAAGACGACCGCGGGAAACGGACACGGCATTATCTTGATTTTATGGTTATCAGAACAGACGGACAGATCGAATATATCGAAGTTAAGGGCCGGGATCTACCAATGGGAAAGTTAAAACGCCGGCAGGTCGAAGAGATTTATGGAATAAAGATTGTGGTGGTTTAAAATAAGGCGGCTACGGTAGCCCCGGAAAAGCTGGATTCCGACCAGCCTGCCGCTTTTAACTTCGGGAATACTACGGAGGTATTAAAATGGAAGAAAGAAAGACGATAAGTAAGAAATTACGGTTTGAAATATTTAAAAGAGACGGGTTTCAATGCGCCTATTGTGGGCAGGCGCCGCCGTCTGTAATCCTTGAAATTGACCATATTGAACCAAAGGCAAAGGGCGGGAAGGATGATATTAATAATTATATTACCGCTTGCTTTGATTGCAACCGAGGTAAGAAAGATATTCCCCTTGATAAAATACCATCGTCTTTAAGTGAAAATATTGAGGTATTAAAAGAAAGGGAAGAACAAATCGCGGAATATAGAAAATTTATTAAATCAGTAGATAAGCGGATTGATAAAGATGCACACGAAATTGAAAAGGTGTTCCAGGAGGTTTTTAAAGATAGGACTTTTACTGATGTTTTTATTAGTGGAACGGTTAAGCGTTTCTTAAAAGAATTGCCGTTTCACGAAATTACAGACGCTATGCGTATCTCAATGGCGAAACAAACAATACCAGATAATTGTATTAAATATTTCTGTGGTATTTGCTGGAATAAAATAAAAACAAAAACAGATCCTAATTATTCAAGAATATATCCATTAAAAAGATATTGGGAATCACAACCGAGGGGATCGGGTTATCTTCCTAAAGATCAATTACGTATTTGGATTGATAAATACCCTGATGAAAAAATTAAAGGTGCAATGGACTCGGCGCGGGGTATTTGGAATGATTTATATAACGCATTGGAAGGTGAAAAATGACAGATAAAAAAACTTCCCCTTGCTTTCCGATGTACCCTTCAGACTTCTTTGGCGATCCTAAGGTTCGTTTAATGACAGGACCAGAACAGGCATTTTATGTCGTTCTATTAATGAATATGTGGCAAAATGCTAAAGATAAAGAGATGCCATATCTGCCGAATAATGACCGAAAGATAGCTCAACTCCTGAGGATCGAGATACGAACATGGATGAAGGTACGAAATTCAATTTTTGAATGTTTAGAAGTTCATGACGATAAAATAATGTCTCCACGCCTTTCAAGAGAAAAATTAAAACAAGATAACTATCGAGAATCTCAATCAGAAAAAGGAAAAAAGGGTGGACGCCCACCTAAACCAGAAGAAAGCCACGGCTTTTCTACGGCTAAACCAGAAGAAAGCCACGGGATAATTCCGGTAAAGCTCCCTAACCCTAACCCTAACCCTAACCCTAAAAAAGCTATAAGCGATACCCCTGTTGATAACTCCACATTAGAAAAAGACGCTTTTATATCAGAACTGAATAATATTAAAAACCAGATAAGGGAAAAATACCCACAATTCAAATTTGATCTTTTTATCCAAAACAATCTTCGAAGAAAAAACCACAAGGCCATAATTCATACACTTAAAACTTTAACAACGGACACGGTTATTGAAAATCCAATGGCGTGGTGCGAAACAATACTTAAAAAAGAAAGTATGAATTACAACGCTGCTGATTCTGAAAATCAAAGTAACGAATACAAAAAACATGATTTAACGGGATTTGGAGCAATATTAAATAAAATACAACATCAAGGAGTCTAACTATGCCGGACACATTCAAAGAGGGAGAATTTAAGGGACAGCCGACATTCAGCGTTTTAACTGGAATTGGGAGAGACGAAACCGAATATTGGTTTTCCTTTGGCCTTAAGAAAGCCCAGGCAGTTTTGGAAAACATAGACGCGCTGAGAAGGTGGGTGGATAGGTTGGAGAGGAAATGACTATTCTTGAACGCGAAAGAATAAATAATCGTAAGGGAATAATGGCAGTTCTTGAACCCATGTTAGAAATTCACACATGGAGGGGAATGTTGTTGCATTTACAAAACGAGAAATATCCATTGAGGTATGAGGGAAATAGGCCATATTTTTATAAACACGAATTGGAAAGTTTTATCCATAAGACATTAAAATTTGAATCAGAGTAACTTCACCCTTTTTCACCATTCTTCATCTTCTTTAATTATTTAAACTAAAATAGAATATAGCCATGAAAAAGGTAACCTCTAAAGACAAGTCTAAGTTTAGAGAAGAAGTATTATCAGAAACTAAGCAAGCCTTTGAGAAAGCTGGATTCACCGCTGATAAGATAGCGCAGGAACTGGCTTTAATTGGTTTTTCGGACATGGCTAATCATGTTGACATTGGCGACGATGGCTCTTTGTTAATGAAATCAATAGAGGAAATGGGAAAGCACAGCCGGGTAATTAAGAAAGTCAAAGAGAAAACAACCATCACCGAATCAAAGGATGGAAAGGAATTATACAAAACAAGCCAAGTTGAATACGAACTACACGATAAATTAGGAGCATTGAAACAGGCTGTTGAAATAGTTGGCATGAAGGCCCCGGAGAAACACGATGTAAAAGTTGATACCCCATTAACCATTAACATCATAGATAAGTTTAAAAAATGACCATTACACTGCCGCACAATTTTGAACCGAGAGATTATCAAAAGGGGCTGTATAACTGTATAGCCAATGGCTTTAATCGCGGCGTTGCTGTCTGGCATAGACGATCAGGCAAAGACAAGACTCTTTTAAATCTCATTGTCAAAGAAGCACACAAGCGCAAAGGCGTTTATTATTATTTCTTCCCTACCTACAATCAAGGCCGGAAAGTATTATGGGATGGAATAGACCGTGACGGATTCAGATACATGGATCACATCCCCCAAGACCTCCGCGACAACACCAACCAACAGGAAATGAAAATCAAGTTAAAATGCGGCTCGATCATTCAGATCATCGGGACCGACAACATAGACGCTATCATGGGGACAAATCCCGTGGGATGTGTTTTCTCTGAATACTCCTTACAGAACCCTGCGGCATGGGATTTAATACGTCCTATCCTTGCAGAGAACGGCGGCTGGGCTGTCTTTAACTACACGCCTAGGGGAAGGAATCACGGATTTATTCTTTATGAAATGGCAAAGAACAATAAAGAGTGGTTTTGTGAACTGCTTAGCGTTGACAATACGGATGTCGTAAGTGCCAACATGATCCAAGCCGAGAGAGAAGCCGGGATGTCCGAGGAAATGATTAAACAGGAGTTTTATTGTTCCTTTGAGGCCGCGCTGTCCAGTTGCTTCTTTCAAGGCTCTTTGGAAGGTCACAAGGACGTTCAATCAGGAGTTACTGGAAGTTTAACCATCAACAAGGAGAAAGACCTTGAGTTTATTGAAAACAGGGAAGGGATGTTGGAAATATGGAAATACCCTTACTTCCTTACCGACAAGTGGGACAAACACAAATGGACATACCGCTATTGCATAGGCTCTGACATTGGAGAGGGATTACAAAGAGACTTTTCAACGGCTTATGTATTCGACCGACACTTAAAGATATTTGTGGCGCGGATGGCCTCAAACAAGATTGATTCCTATAAGTGGGGAGATCGCTTATTCAGTCTGTCAAAGTATTACGAGAACGCCTTGATTGTTCCCGAAAGAAACGGGGCCGGAATAACCACCATTGACCGGCTTATTCAGTTAAAAGCCAACATCTACGTCAAAGAAAAAATCAACGAGATAGGTAAGCTAATCACTAAACAATACGGATTCCTTGAAACCAAAGAGGCAAAGCAGCTTGTTTGCGGCAGTCTCAAATCATATCTAACACAAAGACATCCGGTATATTGCCGGACGCTACTTGCAGAGTGTTCTACATTCATCAAGGACGAAGAAAAAGAGAAGCTGGGAGCAGAGGAAGGATTCCATGACGATCATGTAATCGGGGCGGCTTTAGCGGTGCATGGAGACTTCTATCTCCCCAAGTGCGAAAAGATCATCAAACAATCAATCGGATGGAGAGAGCGATTAAAGAACGAATCGGGGGAGAAATCAGCATGGGCCGCTTAACAAGAGAGATTAAACGGAGGGTTTGTTTTTTATTCCATAAAAAAGAATGGATAAATAACAATTCTTTTTCGATTCCTGATTTTTATTGTGCAGTTTGTAATAAGTATCGAGGGGACAGAATATTGAACCCATGGAAACCATTTTATGCAACCTATGATTACGGTAATGTAGTTTCTATTTTAGGGATACGATATAAAAGGTAATTTATAATGAACCGATTAGAACGATTAGCCAAAAACAAGAAACTGAAAGAGGTTATCAAGCCCGATAAGCGATTGCTGGAAGCCTGTAATGATTTACGTCATCAGGTCGAGCATCCCAATGAGGACAGCGAAATTCTCTTACAGCAGGGAATTTATAAGAGAAAAGATCCGGAGGCCATTATGACGGCCAGGGTTGACGGCGTGGTTGTCGGGTACAAGGTCAAGGAGTCATCCGCATTGGAGATTAATCCTTATTTTGACCGCTATTGCTACATCAGGACACCGGAGCATAGATTGTCTGACCTAACAGATAAAGAAATGGCTGTGATTAAATACACCGTGCTCGAAGCCTTTTTTGAACCGCAGCAGGGAGAGATTAAAACGGAAATAATAGGGGATGGCGCAATTATGATGTGGCAGAGATTCATGGTCGCTTTCCCTTACAAGTATCAGGACGCAACAATACAAGCGCCGAGGTCGTTCAATGGATAAATTCCCCAAAGAAAACGGTTTTTATTGGATTCAATGGTTTGATAAAAGTTGGATGTTAAAACCATTGATAGAATTAGCACATTACCATTGCGATCATGGACTTGAATTTTGGAGCGATGAACCGGATTGGTCATTGGATAAAATGAAAAATACTGATTTTAAATATTTAGCAATTACCAAACCAGAGGAAATATATGGCTGAAATATACACAGGAGAGAAACCGAAAAATATTTATATAGATCAATGGAGAAAAGCACTTCGTTCCGAGTTGATTGATAAAAAATATTGTTGCGCCAACACAATAGCACTACAGATGAAATTTTTTGATTTTGGCCATAAGTTGGGAATGGCTGTTTCGATGAATATCCTTACACAAGATATTGAAAAATATAAATGGCCTAGTAATTGGATGGAGGCAGTAAAAGAAAGATTTTTGCCTGACTGCCTTTTAAAATATTTTCCCATTAAGTACACAACAATCGACGTTAAAGCAATATATCCAAAAGCGGAATTGCCGGACCCAATTTTCAAAGCAATTCTCGTGAAGGAATAAATCATGGCTGAAATTGACATTGATAAAATCGAAAAGTCTGACGCAGACAAAGAAGTTACGGAAGTTTATAAACTCCTGAAGGGATTTATAGACGATACCGACCGCCAGACATGGGTTAAGGAAGTTTATAAGCGATGCTGGGAGGTAGCGTGGGGAAAGTCTGATGCTCTTTGGACAGAAGACGAAAGAACGCAGATGATCGCCAAAAAACAGATTCCTATTTCCATCAACGATTTAGCCAAGGGGATTCAAGGAAGCTGCGCCGTTGCAACAGCTAACCGGCCGGGAATCAACGTCAAGCCAATAGGATCGTCTGACCTTTATGTTGCTGAATTGATCAAGCGTGGATTTGATTATAACTGGAACCAGAACAGAGGGCAGGAAGTTATCTTTGATTTATGCAAGGAATCAAAGACGGGCTCTTTGGGTGTGATTGATGTTAAATTTGACGAAGCCAAAGGAAAGCATGGAAAGATAGTCTTTGGTTCTGATAATCCATTGGATTACTATTTCGACAAGAAATCCCGTAAGAACGACAAATCAGATTCACCGATTATTAAAGCTCACCTTGTCACCAAGCAATACGCAAAAGACAATTACGATGTGACGGACGCAGACCTTGACTTCAAGCCAATTCCCGAAGATGAAACTCCTGGTAAGTCGGAAGAAGGGAATGTAAGTGACGGCTATGTTGATGCGTCTAAATCCAATGACACGGGAGTAAACGACAAAGAGGAAGAAGAGCAAGTCTGGGAAATCGAGGCGTGGCTTTTAAAGACCATCAAGACCTATGCTGTGATGGCTGTTAATCCGAATACAGGGAAACTTGAACGGTATGAGTGCAAAACAGTTCAAGAGAAAAAAGAAGCCCTTGAAGCCTGTAGAGAAGCCGGAATAGAGGCCGAGGGTAAAGAGTTCAAATCAGAAAAGCGAATCCAGAGAATCATCGTTGGGAAGAAACTAATATCCGAAGAAGAAAACCCATTAGGTATTGATTCAGATGGCGATCCGGTCATGCCGAAGATATTAATGCCTCACGACAGAGGAGAAAACGGATTTCCTGTATCACCGTCTTACAGGGCATTGGAAATATCACGCTCACGCAATAAGCGCAGGATGCAGACAATTTATGTAATAACCAAGAATATTGACGCTCCGATTGTAACCTCACAGGGTTATAAATGGATTACAGATGATGTGCATGGCGATACTATGGAAGTCCCCAAAGATGCAGCCTTTCCGCCTCATAGACTTCTTCCAGGCACAACGTCCGGCGAATTGATGCAGATGGAGATAAGAGACGAGCAAGCCCTGAATGAAGAATACGACATGAACGATGTTATGAAGGGAAAGACCCCCCCAGGCGTTGAGGCTTACAGGGCAATCGCTTCGCTTCAGGAATCAGGGGCCATGATGTCAAACCCCTTTATCGGAGCTTTGGAAGGAGCAATCGAAAAGACCGCAAAAGTCATTTATGCTCTTATGCGGAAACATTGGCCGAGGGATATGTGGGAACGGATGATTGATGATGATGAAAAGACCTCATGGCAGCCGGACAGAGACAAAAAATATAACGAAGCAACCGGAGATATAGAAAAACCCGATCCTGAAGATGTGTCAATGAAGTGGGCGGCGGCCCTTGATAAAGTCTGCCCGTTAGACCCAGATCAGCAGGAAACTGTTGACCTTGAAAACCTTGATATCAGAATTGTAGCCGGCTCAACACAACCGACCAACAGAACAGCCAAGTCTATGATGGCAATGGATAAGATCAAAGCCGGTATGTATGACGCAGAAGCGGCTCTTGAATATGACGATGACCCAAACAAAGAAAAGGTTATCGCAAGGATGCGCCAAAAAGAAAAGATGATGATGCAACAGGAAATGACGAAAGGCACAAATAAATAAGGGAGATTTTTTAAAATGGCAAAGAAAAATGAAGTTTCAAAAGAGTTAATCGGCAAGGCAAGCGGAGAATTGAAATTTAAAAAGATTTCTTCAGAAGGTGTTTCTTTTTCAATGGAATTGGACAAAGTAAACATCAAGAGCATGGGTAATGATTCGATTGTTTTCGATCTAAAGGCATTACCGGCGGATTTCAATTTCGATAACCATGTGTTGACCGGAAAGATTGAAATCACATTAGAGGCAAAAGATAAAGAATGACCGAAATCAGGTGTAAAAAGTGCAAGCGGTTGTTGATGAAAGCTGATGTTGTTTACGGACAAATCAAATGTCCAAAATGTGGATATGTTAATAATCTGACTACCCCAGATGAAACAAGCAAGGGAGATATATTCACCATTCCAGTTTTAGGGAGGCCATTTAAAGAAGTAAGAATAGAATTAATTTAGAACGCTTCGAGCGTCAATAAGGAATAGAGCTTTACGAAAGCCATCAGTGGAGAAATCCATCGGTGGCTTTTTTATGCCGTTCAGAAGGGGCATTAAAACATTCTGCAAATAGGTGAGATTATGAAAAGATGTTCGCACTGCAAAGAATATAAAGAAACGGATATGTTTCCTAAAAACAAATCACACAAGGATGGATTTCATCATGAATGTAAAGATTGCGCTAATAAACGAAGAAAAAACTACATTAGATATAAATCGAAACGTAATCCAGATTATGGAAAAAATCTTTCCCTAAAACGCAGGAGAGAACTTACTAATTGGTTAATTACAAACAATAAATCATGTTCGTTTTGTGGAGAAAACGAACCATGTTGCCTTGATTTTCATCATATTGACCCATCATTAAAAAAAATGAGTGTCAGTGCTGCATTCCGAAGTGTGAGTAAAGAACGTGTTTTATCTGAAATTAATAAATGCGTAATTCTCTGTGCTAATTGTCACCGAAAATTACACAGAGGGAAAATAAGTCTTCTTGATCTGACTATAACTGATCATGCAACGAAGCAGGACTTGGCTACTGCATATCAATAAGCCACGCAGAAGGAAGGAGATTTTATGGCACTGGGAGATTTCAAAGAAGAAGAATTTACGGACGAAGAAAAGGCCGCTTTGGGAGAAGCACCTAAGACAGACGAAGGCAAGGCACCGGAACAGCCTGACCATGCGGAGAATACGGAAGAAGCACCACCTGAAACTCCGCCAGTCAAAACCGAGGAAACACCGCCAGATCCTGCGACACAGGCCGTAATTGACGAACAGGGCGGCAAACTCATCACGGAGAACGGTAAGCAATACGTTGTTGATGAGGATGGCGCGAAGATTCCTATCGAGCGATTCAAGAAGATTTACTGGAAAGAGAAAACGGCTCGTCAGGAAAAAGAAGAAACTCAAACTAAATTTAACCTTTTTAAAGAACTAGGTGCGGAGAAGTATTACGAAAAGTATCCCGATGAAAAACCTGCGGATTACAAACCGGCAGAAGAAAAACAACCGGCAGCCGAAGACTTCAATTCAATGACTGTTACGGGCGGCAAGTATGACGGTTTGACCATTGGCGAAGTGGCAAAGGAAGACCCAGTTGCCGCTACATTGATGGTGAATAATTATCTTGAAACCAAGAGGACGGCGGCAGAAACGCAACGCCGCCAGCAAGAAGAAGGAATCAGAGCAAAGACCGAGGAAGGCAATCGGTTCAAGTGGGAACGAGCGAAGGAGTTATTCGGTAAAGAGAAAGACTACACCGAAGACGAAATTAAACAGGTCAATCAGATTTACAACGATCTGGGCGATTGGATGCGAGCAAATAAGAAACTCCATTATTCCCTCGAAGACGCTCACCTTCTGATGAACAAGGACAAGATAATCAAGGACGCGAAGATTGAATCCGCGAAAGCCGCTTTAAAGACAGCAACGACAAAAACCGTTGCTTCTATCGGCGGAGGCGATTCAAGCGTTGGTTTGACAGGATTTGAGGCGATTATGGCTATGTCTGAAGATGCTCTAACAAAGCACATCGACAAGATGTCAGACAAAGAATTTTCTAAGTTCTGTAAGGACGCGCCAAAAGCCCTCAAGGAAAAATACCCTCTCTTAACCTGGTAATTTAGGAAGGTCTCATAAGGAGACACACAATGGCTGATTTTACTTTTACAACCGGAAACGCCCTCACCCGTAAGGCATGGGCTAAAAAGTGGATGATGGAAGCCAAGACCGAATCTTATTTTTACGAGAACGGTTTTGTTGGAGCATCCGAAGACAACATCATTATTGATTACCCTGATTTGGAAAAAGAACAAGGCGATGTAATCACCGTTGGTCAGATTCGTGAACTCTCCGGCGCTGGTGTAGCCAATGACGGCCAGATGGAAGACCACGAAGAAGCCCCCGACACCTACGACGACGCAATAACCTTAACGCAGATTCGTAATGCCGTAAGGTTGGGCGGCAGAGAGACAGAAATGCGTCCCTCTGACAACGGAATCCGCGAGAAGGTCAAAGACCTGCTCCGGCGCTGGATGGCGGCTAAGATCGACCAGGATATCTTCACCGCATTAGGAAGCTCCTGCACCAAGATCATCTACGGCGGCGACGCAACAGCGACAACGGACATCGAAGCAGGGGATTATATGACCCTCTCCCTGATTTCCAAGGCTGTAACCTACGCTAAGAAAGCACAGCCCAAGATCATCGGCCCCAACGTTAAAGGCAAGGCAATGGCCGGAGTTATCGTAATGTCACCGGATCAGGCTCTTGATCTGTCAGAACGCGATGCGGCATGGGCGCAGGCACAGCGCGAAGCACAGAAGCGCGGCGGAGACAACCCGATTTTTACCGGAGCAAACGGAATCCACAAGAATTGTGCGATCCATGACCATACACGTGTTGCTCTTGCGACCACATGGGGAAGCGGCGTGGACCTGAACGGCGCACAGGCTCTATACCTCGGTATCGGTGCGGGTTTGATTGCATACTCCAAGAAAAAGATATGGGAAGAGAAGACGTTTGATTATCAGAACAAGACCGGATTCTGCGTCGGCTCTATTTACGGCGTAACGAAACTCGTTTTGAATGGCGCGGATAATGGCGTTGTCGGCGTTTCCACTTACCGATCCAATAACTAATGATTTTGGTGGATAGGCGATACTGGCCGTGTCGCTGACAAGTGGACTCCCGCACTTCCACCTTAAAACAACACAGGGAATTAAAGGGAAATGAAGATGGCAAAACTGAAAGACCCCGTTTCGGGAGACAAAGAAAAAGAAGTGGTTCCGACATTGGAAAATTACACTTTAACATCGGTTAAGCCGGAGGCGGCCAAGTTACGACGGCCTTTTGACGGTTATCCGTTTAAAAAAGTAAGCATTGACGGCAATAAAATAATTTCCGCGTTTATTGTCGCCATTGACCCCGATGTCATCAGGACCAGACAAGATCCAAGCAATCGGAAGAAGGTTAAAAATTACCACTCCCCTACGATTCGTGATTACGAAGAGCAGGACAATATGGTGGTAACTTTCAACCGTGAAATTATCATCAAAGGTAAGACATATTTTTATGATGTTGTTCCGTCTCACAGCGTAAGGGCGCAGTTAGTTTTCAAATACGATCCAAATAAGAAACGCATTGAAGTCGTTCCGGGTGTTTTACTTATGGACGATGGGCAAGTGGGTCGCTTGAAACAGTTATTTGAACAACTGATCAACCCAAAGTTGAAGATAGAACGTGAAGCGTCTTTCATTGCCGGAGAATCACAGCAGGACGGCGGAGAAAGCGACCCTCTAACAGAAAATGAGGTTTAACCCATGTCAAATAAAGAAGCACAGATAAAACCTACGGGGATGTCCCAGAAGTCGCTAGTCGATCTTATTTATATGCTCACGGCGGCAGTAAAGGGAATTTGCAAGAAGCTCGACGCTGACGGCGGCGTAACATTGGAAACTTATGAAGCCAATGCCTACACCGCTATTTTCAACGGGCATATTGAAGACTCCAAAGGCAATAGGATTATAAACAGAGTAACCGCGAAAGACAGGTTTTTCTATCATATTTCACCCAACGGAATAAGCACAGCGGCCTTAATTACATGGCTGTATGACTTTTTCGATATGATGGAAACACTTACAGAGCAGTGCGACACGGACGGTTTGGGTGACTCTAATTATGAGGCTCTTGTTTATACGGCTCTTTACCTTTGGAAAGTCACGAATCAAAAGGGAAGCACCCTTGGAAACGGAAATACATATTGGTTCAATCCGGGTGGAGTTACGAACAACGGACAACTTATAGATTTACTGGCAAACGCCGTCTATTCGTTTGACGTGTTCACAAAGAAACTAGATGCGGATGGAACTGTAACAGACACTAATTATCACGCTCTCTGGGACACGGCCACAATCCTTATGCAAGTTGAGGACTCAAAGGGCAATGTCCGGGGAAACGCTTTAACCAAGTTCATGCCTTAGAATGAAGGCAAAATAAAGTTTTAAAGGAGATAGATATGAAAAAACTTTCGATGAAACTCTTTGTTATTCTGGCAATGCTGGTTTGCTTTACGCTGCCGGCCTTTGCCGCGAATTACGATTATACGGCGGCGGTCTATAAGAAAGATTCGTCCAAGCGAGGCGGCTCTGATCTTACGCTGGTAAGTACCGGAATCACTTTCAAGGTTCTGACGGCAGACGCGGACACGGCGGCCACCATTACCAAGTTTGGAGATAATAAATCAACCTCTGTTACTAATCCCGTCACGGCGGCAAATTTCGCATTGTCAACCGTTTGTAACGGGCTGGTGAGATTCCGAACCACGGCGGCAACCGTTGACCTTATTGTCACTCACACGACCGGAGGTTTTTCTACCGTAATCAGGGGATTTTCACCAAATGACCACTCAATCATCATTGATGAAACCGTTGGTATTCCTCACCAGGGTCTTATGTGGTTTGAAAGCGGCCATACTTCCAATACCGAAACGGACACAGGAGTTGATTTCGTGGCCGATACTTTCATTGAAGATGTAAGGGTGGAAGTGGTCACGGTTGTATCCGGTAAAATCATTGACGTTGGTTTGCTTTCCACTGAAACATCCGGCGATGCTGACGGTTTAAGGGATGGCGTTCTTTTGACCACCGCTGGATTTGTGGCGGATACCGGCGTAGTCACGCGAGCTACATCTGCAGATTATACCGCTGTTTCCACTTACGGATCGTATCTTGTGACAGCACTCACCGGGTATGATTCCGCAGCCGGGCAAAACTGGCATCTCGGTGGTAAATCCTACATCGGCCACGTAGTCACCGGAACCAACGCTCACAGTCTCGTTTATACGTCTGATACGTCAACGGGTGATGGGTATATTCATTACAAAATTACTCGCTTGAGATAACTTTTAACAGGAGGGGAGAAATCCCCTCCTTCTTTACCTTCGGGAGAGGAAAAGAAAGTATGATTAAAGAAAATTTAAATTCATGGTCAATGCTGGCAATATTCCTGATTTTGCCCTTTGTATTAATCACGCCGGGGTTGTCATGGAAGAGTCAACAGATTTTTATGCTCATAGCTTCATCGGTTGTTGTGGCCTTTTCTTTAAAGAATATATGGCTAAGGTCATTCATTGTTTATTTGTTCTGCTGGACTATTTATTTATTCTTAAGATCACTCGCAAATCCAATGATACATTTCAACGTGGCTCCGCAAACGGGTATGTCAATTCTTCTTTTTGTGATGGCCGGGGCGCTCATTGTCAAATTCGTTTCGATAAGCAAATTATCAGACGAAAAATTCTATAATGTGATCAGGGCGGCAGTATTGCTTCAGGTCTTTATCGCTATTATTCAATACTTCGGGTTTTACCCGTGGGAATGGCTATTAAGCAGCATTGTAGCTCCGGCGCACTCAACGGCTGATATTGGTCCTTTCCGTGGGACTCTGGGAAATAGAGACGTTCTCGGATGTTTTGTCGGTGTTTCGATTCCTCTATTTTTGAGTTGGAAAGAAGTTAAACCATATCAAAATGTCATTATCAAATCACTGACCTTTATTGTCATGGCAATTCTTTTAATGTCTCCGTCCCCTGGGGCCGTGGCCACGCTTATAGGAATTGGAGTCTATTACTTCAAGGAAAACAAGTTTTCTCTCCTGTTCGCTTTTATGGCCGCCGCGATATACGCAATCATTTATATTCTTACAAGCTACCATTACGCCGACTTTATGGCGGCCCCAAGTCAGTTTAGTGGATTGGTAAATGGGAACCTAAAAGACATTCCTACGAATGAGGGCCGTTTATGGAAATGGATGACCGCCGTAAGCCTTATTTTTCAATCCCCCGAAACTTTTATATTCGGTTCAGGCCCCGGCGCATTCTGGGGCCGCAAATATCCTCTTCATAATGAATTTATTCAGTGTTGGTTTGAGCTGGGGCTTGTCGGGCTCGCCCTGATGATCGGGTATGTTTGCTCGACAATAAAATTCTTATTCAAATCAAAAGACATGGTTTTGCTTTCCGCGTTCATCATTATCTGTATTGACGCGGGAGGAAACTACCCCATGCACTTAGCAACAACAGCATTTTTAATTTGCATTATTGCGGGTTTAATTGAAAGAAAAAGGAGAATTGAGCAATGAAAAAAATATCAGCGTTTATCTTATGTTTGGTTTTGATGGCAACGATAGCCTATGCGGAATCAGTACCGTATTCAATGGTCAGTACCGTTAAAACAGCGACAGCCTTAATTTATACCGGCGATATTCAATTTAACGGCATTATCATCGCCACGGATGGAACTAACGCGGTCACGCTTGATGTTTACGATGGGACAACCACGGCGGGAACAAAAGTCATTCCTCAACTCGTCATACCCAGTTCAGCAACAAACAGATCTTTTGCTTTAAGCGTTGATCCGGGGATTCATATGTACACGGGTATCTACGTTGTCATATCCGTAGCCGGGAGCGGGTCTGCAAGTTACACCGTTTATTACAAATAGGAGTTAATATGAAAAGATTATTTATCATTTTAATATTGCTGTTTGCAGTTCCTGTATTTGCGGGGCCGAGTATATCAGGCGGTGGCACCGGAGGCGGTGGCACAACCCTTTCCTGCACCGAGAATTATCCTGTTCTCGGTACGGGTCAATGCGGTTCTGGTACTTTAGGTACTGCGGCTTATACTGCCTCAACCGCTTATGATGCGGCTGGAACTGCGGCGGGTAAAATCGCCTCCTCAATTTCAGACGGTGATTTGACTCACTCACCGGACGGCAATAGTGTGAATGATGCGCTAGCTCTCAAGCTTTCTCTTTCTGGCGGCACTCTCACAGGACACTTACTCTTTACCGACAATACTTATGACATAGGTGCTTCGGGTGCAACAAGACCGAGAAATATTTATGTTGGAACAGCTATCTATTCCCCAACCGTAAACATAAGTGGTGGCACAGCTTCAACACTAATAGGATTAGACGGTTCAAAGAATGTAGTTTCTGTAACGAGTGGTTCTCTTGGGAATGATGCTCCACAGATATTTGATGTAACCCATCCAACAAGACAAATACTATTAGACCCTTCGCAGCAGTCTGATGGAGAAACAGCTACTATTCAACCGGTAGGAAATTATGCTTTGAAATACACTTTAACCGGAGATACTAATGTAACCTTCCCGCTTTCTGGAACGATTTTAACCACTGAACCAAACACGGGATTAACGATTACTGATGCTTCCAATCCGCAATTAATATTGGCTTATGACGGTTCTCATTATGCCACTTGGCAAATGGATGTTAGTGGAAATCTTACCTTTATACCTTCACAAGACCCAACAGCATCAATTTATGAAAAAAAGATTGGTGATAACCGTAAATGGTTAGAATCATATTCTGATACAAACACTGATTACGCAGGTCTTGTTTTCAGGAAATCACATAACGACACATTGGGAACATTAACTGCAACGACAGATGGAGAACAGCTTACCCAAATAATAGCACAAGGAACTGCCCCTAATAATGGTTCTCCTGCATTTGTTTCGGCAGCGAAAATAATAATGGCACAAGTGGGAACTCCAAATGCAACGGATACAACTGTGGGAAGTAAAATTGGGTTTTTTGTAACTCCCGGAGGAACAACTTTTGCGTCTGAAAAAGTTAGTATTAGTGGGACAGGAGAGGTGACAATCACTGATGCCACGAATCCTCAATTAAGGTTACAATATGATGATACGCACTACGTTACCTACGGTGTGGGTAGTTCTGGAAATCTCACAATGTTGCCAAACGTGGTATCTCCAATATTTTATGAAAAGGTTAGTGGTTCGTTTTTACGATATGTAGAATCGTTTTCAGATACTACGGCTGAGGGTGCCGGCATCGTTTTTACAAAATCTCATAGCGATACTGTTGGTACATTGGTGTCAACAGAAGATACGGAAGTATTATTTCAAATAATAGGACAGGGGACTGCACCCAATAGTGGTTCTCCATTGTTTGTCAGTGCTGCTAAAATAATGGGGATACAGGTGGGGACTCCTGGGGCAACAGACACAAAAGTAGGAGCTAAATTATTATTTCAGACATCTCCCGGAGGTGGTCAGACAATTCTTTCAAGACTTACTATTGATAAAGATGGCAATGTCATACAGACACCCCCATCGGCACAAACAATAGCCGCAGGGAATACTATCACAGCAGACGCCTGTGGTGGAATTAAACAAATCACGGCGTCTGGAGCAGTTACAACAGACATGACAAATACATTTACCACACCAGTTGCGGGATTAAGCGGTTGCATTATGCACCTTGTCAATGTCGGCGCACAAAATATAACTCTTGATACCAATACGAATTTTAAAAGTGCGGGAGCTGCGGACGTAGTGATGACTGCTAATGATGCCGTCACCGTAGGATGTAATGGAACATACTGGTATCAATTAACTCCCTTGGTGGCTAATTAATATGAGAAAATTAAAATTAAGTTTAATTATATTATTTCTCTTTATTGCAACAATCGCCTATGCCGTTCTTCCAGTCACTACTATCCATACTGGAATGTGGTGCTGGTTTAATCAATTAAGGGCAGTAAGGTATGTTGGCACTTACGATAAAACTTACACTGCCACAGTGGATAACAGTGGGTATCAGGTAATTTCGAGCATAAATAATTTAACCGGAGCAACGACCTCTTTTACCCTAAGTACATCCATCGCAAAAGACGATCACAACACACCAAACCTTTTAATTTTGCCTAGCGGTAAAATTCTTGCTGTGTATTCAGGCCACGTTGCCACCACAATACTTGGTAGAATCTCAACCAATGCGGAAGATATATCCGCTTGGGGTGCTGAATTTACTCTCGTTTCTGTAAGTGGTGATGGTACTGGATTCACCTACCCTAAAGCAGTCATGCTTTCTTCTGAGTCAAACAAGATTTATGTTTTCTTTAGGGAGAATACTTCTGCTGGCGGGCGATACCAAAGTTACGTAACATCGGAAGATTCAGGGGCTACATGGAGTGCTAGAAGTAGAATGTATGACAGCTATTATAACTCCATTATGGAATGGGGGTATATTCAATTAGCGAGTAACAATACTGATACCATCCACTTTACACATTCGGGACATCCGATTTCCGATGCGATGACCAGCACATATTATTTCAAGTATTATAACGGAAAACTTTATAAATCAGACGGGACAGAAATAGGCAATATACCTACCGGAACAGCCAGTGCTATAACAAACGACCAAATCACATTAGTCTATAATGGAAGCACAACGAAGTCTTGGATATGGGATATTGCTTTAAGCCCTGCCGGTTATCCTGTTATCGCCTTTGCGACATTTCCAACGGCTAACCCTGCAAATTCAGATCATAGATATAATGTGGCTACATGGAACGGTTCATCTTGGACGGTTGATCTGGACATTCTTGGAGGAACCGCAGGTGGAAGTTTTGAAACCGATGGAGACCAGCCGTGGTATAGCGGCGGAATTGGAATTGATAAGCTGGACACGACTTCCGTTTATGTATCTCGACTGGTAGGAAGTTATTTTGAAATTCAGAAGTGGACGAAGAATGGAACATGGGCAAAAACAAAAGATATAACCACAGGTTCGTCCGTCAATAATTTACGCCCCTACTCTCCCTTGAATTATGCTTCAAGACTACCAGTGATATGGTCGCAAACTGCTTCATATCCTAATTATTGGAACTATACCAGCAACATGGTTCATACGCAATTTTTGCCAACAGTGAGAACGGATACAGGGGCAACAATCAGGACGGATGTTGGAGCGACTATTAGGTATGAATAAAGAAACAATTAAAACAGGGGCTAGTTACGCTCCCGTGAAGATTAATTAGGAGTGGGCGGTTGTCTGGCTGAAACAGACCGTGACACAGAGGAAGTAGTCACACCGCCCAAAGCTACATAATAAAAATTAAGGGGAATGTCAAATGGAACGAGAAGCGATCAAAGAAGCGGTTAAAGAAGCACTAGGAGAGGAATTGTCAGCGTTCTACATTGACAGGGAAACTCATTACAAACAGCATGAATGGCTTGGCGATATTATTCGATATACTGACCAATGCAAAAGTGCCGTGATTAAAACCTTTATAGTAATTGTTATCGGCGGAGCGTTGGGCTTGATGTGGTTTGGTTTTACAGTAAAAAATATGGTGAAGTAAAATGAAAGAAAACTTCGACAAGGCACTTGATATTGTTTTCGGATTAGAAAGACGGGTGACCACTAACGATCCCGATGATCCAGGCGGTCTTACTGTTTGGGGTTTGTCTAAGGTTTACAATCCCGAAGTTTACGATGGAATGCCGGAATCAGAGATTAAAGATATTTATTATCGGAAATACTGGTTAGCGGCTGGATGTAATGATGCTCCATTTCCTATGGACATTGTTTTGTTTGATGGAATGGTTAATCCGCAGAACGATCCTGATTTACCGGATCGCGGAAACAAAGAATTGATGAATCTCATACCGGAAAACTGGCAGGATTTCTTATTAATGCGAATGAGACGATACATGGAACACAGCCAGAAAGTATATGTCAAAGGACATTTGTTCAGAGTCTTGAAACTTTACGACAAGATAAAGGAGTGGGAAAGATGAAAAAAATAGCCATGCTTATTTTAATTCTTCTTTTGTCGGGATGTGGAACTTATCTTGGTTGCAGGCAAGTAAAACAATTTTACGTTGAAGAAAAGTCATGCGCCAGCGGCTATTTGTCATTAGGAATTACCGGACACGGCCCATCATGCGCCGATGAACAGGAAATAAAAAACATAAAAGCAGAATGTGGATGGATGTTTTAAGGAGGCCACAATGAACGACCTTAAAGTTTACAATTCAATTAAAAATTGCAAATGCGGATGTGGCAATAAAATTATTATACAAAAACACCATAAATATTATGGAGTGCCAGATTATATATCTGGACATAATGGCAGCCGTAAAAGACCTTTTAATAAAGAAACAGATAAAGCAATAATATGCACTCGTTGTAAACAAGAGAAGGATTTGAAAGAATTTTGCCGAGACGAAAGGGCTGTAAATGGACGCGCCTCTGAATGTCGGGATTGCCATACTGTGGCTGCTAAAAAATCGAAAATTCTCCATATCGAGAACACAAGGATAGATAGAAGGGTGCAATGCGCTAAGCGCAGAGCCTTAAAAAAAGCTTCTGCTGTTTGCGCTATTGCTGACATGAAACTTTTAAAATTTATTTATCAATACTGTCCCAATGGTTACGAGGTTGACCACATCATCCCGTTGAGCAAGGGGGGATCACATCATCCAACTAATCTTCAATATCTTCCCTCTGTAATAAATAGACAGAAAAAAAACAATACAGACTTTGATTGCTCTCAATTTGTTATTCAATGGCAATCATTATTAGAAGGAGAAATTCATTATGGAGGTGTTGTAGTCAATGAATGATATGGCTGTTTATAATTCACTAAAAGATAAATTTCTTACCGGAGACGGCCTTGGCTTTGCCAATACCGGCTTGGTCTCATGGGCGATTAAATGGAAAACAAACGGTGACGGCCCTATTTCTCTTAGTCATTGGGGCGGTATCGTAAGGGGCGGAGCGTATGAAGGGGCTGAATGTCGCAGATATACCATTGAAGCCATGAGTATAGGTTTCTACCCTGATATTCTGTCTGACTATATTAAGGAATATCCCGGTAATATTTACTGGTATCCTCTTAAAGATGAATGGGAACCTTACAGAATTTTGATAGGAGCGCAAATCCTTTCGATGATCGGGACTGGCTATGATTGGTTAGGTGTAGCAAAACAATTAATTGCTAAATCTAACGCCAGCGCAAGGCGTTTATTCTGTTCGGAGGCATGGCAGATAGGCTTACAGAATGTGGCACCTCATTTATGTAATCCGATTAATAAGGCGCTTACGCCAACAGGGATGCACAAATTAGGATGTTTTAAGGAACCGATTAAACTTATTTAGGAGGAATCAAAATGCAGTTCTCAACAATATATGGTGATGTATGCACCGCGATAGGCGATCCGCAACAAGTAAGACTAGCTGAAGTAAAAGCGGTTATCAATACAGTCTATCTCAATGAATTATTAAACGCTGATCCTATGCGGCCGATGTATTGGTTGCGATCCCTTAATGATTCGATAAGTACAAAAAGCCTCGGAGGGATAACGGCAATATCTAAAGCAAACCCTTGTGTCGTAACGACCTCAACAGATCCTTTCGCAACGGGTGATATTGTAAGCATTTACGGAATTGTTGGGATGACGCAGTTAAATAACCGTGTCGTAAAACTCACAAGAACAAGCGCAAACAATTATTCTCTTGCCAATTTAGACGGCACGGCGATTGATTCATCAAATTTCACGGCTTGGAGTTCTTTGGGCGGACTTTATCACAGGGGAGTAACATTAAGCAACGCGGTCAGGTCTATTCTTTCCGTGAACTGGATAGGCTATGCCACCCCGCTTACTATTATCACAGCAAAGGAACTTGAAGAAAATACGTCATGGTGGGGAAGTGACACATCAACGCCCCCGACAAGGTATCAACACATTAAGACTTTATCTGCCGCAGGAGTAGAATCAGACATGATTTTATGGTTTATGCTTCCACCCTCATTGACAAACCTTCAATTACGGATTTGGTATGAATCCAGCCCCGTGGAATTGTCAGCAACGACAGATTATCCTATTCTTCCTGTTCAATTTCATTCGGCTATTGTTTCCGGTTCAGTTGCGCGACTCGGAGAGAACAAGACACAGCTTGAAGCTGGCCCGATATGGCCGCAGGTCTATAAAATGCAACGAGACGCATTGATTGATTACAACAGAAAGCTATGGAAGGAATACGACCCCCAAAGGAGTAAACCGTATCTGTCATGATTAAAAGAATTATTGCCTTAATTTTATTGCTTGCTTTGCCCGTTATCGCGGCGGATATACAGTTTTATCCTTTTCCGTTCGTGGGTAAGTGGAACCCAACCGAAGACCCGATGCTTGTTGATGACTATGGTTTTCAGGACGTTCAGAACGTGAGAAAGGACGGCAAACACTTCAAAGGCGTAAATGGACATACGAAAGTCAATACTTCAGCGACAACCGATTCTTATGTTGTTAATGGCTTTCACTTTATTAAAGATCAGCCTTCGGAATCCCATGTGATTATTTACGGGGTAGATTCATCTACTCCATCATCGGGACATCTTTACCAAAACACCACGGCTATTCCGGGGCAGGGTAATTTCTCAACGCTTTATTCTCCAACCTCAGTCACTAATACTTTTAGATTCAGCAACGCCCCTCAGGGTAATATGGTTTCTTCCAATGCGGCGGAAACTTTAATCTGGGGTGGTAACGAAATGCCGATTACGGCGTTTTTCACTTCTACCGCAAGCATTGATTATACCCTAACCAATGCCGCAGACTACACAGAAGAACTGACAAACTCCACTTCGGGGACTAATCAGACCGCCACGCTTACAGGAGGTGGAACAAATCATTTTGTCATCGGAACGACCAGGCCGCTTCAAGGAGTTAAGTTTTACGTCTCAACGGGCAATTCAACCGATTCCACAATAGAGTCGTGGGAATGGCAAACATCGGCTTGGGTAGCATTAACAGAAACGGACGGAACGCGGCCTGCCGCTAAGTCAATGGCGCAGACCGGAAGCGTCACCTGGACGGCAACCAACTTAGCCACACCCAGATACTTAAATGGTCTCTCCCTTTATTGGTATAAATTTAAACTATCAGCTGGAGGAACCACTTTATATTATGTCACGGCAGATGCACCAATACAGAGCATTAAGAACGTCTGGGATGGTGTTGAGTCTATGGCCGCTTCCGCATGGGGATACAAAGATGCGGATTACACAAACTACACGGCGGAACTCGGAGACAATGACGATAATACAGTTGCTGTGTTAAGTAGTTATGATGATGACTCTACTGATTATTTTTATGCTGGATTTACCGAGAAGCAACAGGGCGTTAATATAAGGGTCACAAAAAGAAATGATATTGATGGAACGGTAGTTATTGATTACTGGAACGGTACAGCCTGGACAAATGTTTCAGGAATGAATGATGGAACTTTTAGTAACAATCAATCCCTTGATAAAGCCTCTTTGATTACATGGACACCATTGGGAATAGAAGAGAAAAAAAGGCAACTTAATGATGACTACCCTTTATATTGGTATCGTTTCAGATGGGCGGATTCTTTAGATACTTCGACGGAAATATCAGAAATTCGTGGACTCCCTTGTCCCCAGCAAATCACAAGCACCTATAAATTTTCACAGATGTTTCAAAGCCGCCTGTTTTTATTCAACGAGACAGGACGGAGCAAAAACAAGGCTTTGTATTCTGTTTATAATTCGGCGGATATTTGGAACGGCGAGGACTCAGGAGAACTCTACTTCGGGGATGATACAGAACTGACTGCGGCGGTTTCTATTTATAATGTATTTAATTCTTCCGGTGGTATCGAGCAATTAATTCTTACTAAGAAAAACGAAACTTACAGACTCACAGGGATAGACGCAAAAACATGGAGTATTCAGAGAATTTCAACGAATGTCGGCTGTATCGCGCCGCTTTCGTTGGTCTCCGCTGATATAACGGAACTTGATAATAATAAGCGCCAGGTGGCAATCTGGGCGAGTGATAAGGGCGTTTATATGTCTGACGGAGCGACCGTAAGGGAAATATCACAGAATATTGCTACTTACTGGAATCCGGCAAGTTCAAGTTATATTCCGGTTTCAATGCAATCAAGGTCTTTCGGATGGTATGACCCTTTAACCTATTCCTATAAACTTCTGATTGCTTCAGGTTCTACGGCGACTTTTTTAAATACCGAGTTAGAGTATTCCTTAAAGCACAACGAATGGACAAAAATCAGCCGGACAGCTTCAACAGTCGCTAATCCGCTTCAATCAGGCTGGAAAGTCTACGACACAAACGGAGTAACTTATACCTACGGCGGAGCGAAGAACGGTTATGTTTATAGATTAGAGAACGGGAATAACTGGGATGGTGACTCGATCACTTCTTATTTGTGGACAAAGGATATTATTCTTGACCAGCAAGCACCTTTAGCCAGACTTTCAACAGTTAAGCATATGAGATTGACACACAAAAAGAAATCATCCGGTGATCTGACAATAACCCATTACGGAGACGGCTCCTTGACGACCTCAGGGACAAACGGCCAGATGGGGCCAGCCAATATAACATCAGCTAATTTTCTGGCTCATTATTTAGACACGCAATCCCTTATTTTGGGGCCAGCTTTAACTCATAGTTTTAAGTTTTCAGAGACTACGAATGTGGCCGGTGGTTTGGAGTTAACGGGCTTAGGGATTTGGTTTGAACCCTATACACTGATCAGACAATAGGAGACCACTATGGAATTTACTAAATTAGTATCTGCATTAATGGAAGCCAGACGAAACGCACAACTTCAGGGCAGGCCGCTTTCTGCACAGGAAACCGAGGGAATCACGCAGGGATATTTTAACGAGGCAGGACAGAGAGCCGCACAGAATAGACAGATTAACACTATGGAAGATCGGCTTGCTTTTGAAAGATGGAACAGCCAGAAAATGCTTGAAGTGGCAAATAAATCCAGCAATAACGAATTATGGAATAATCTCATAAAAACAGGCGGAAGTTTAGCCGGAATGAAATATTTTGGGGTGATCTAATATGATGAACTTTACTGACGCATTAAAAGAAGCAAAACGAAGATCCATGTTGACCGGCCAGCCTATCACGAAACAGGAAGAATTTGGAATGTCCAACGCCTTTTTTGATTCCGCGCACGCCTTAGCACCTGAAAAAAGGATGCAGAAGTTAAGAGAAGATGAACTCGCACAATCAAGAAACATTGCTTCTATGCAGATGAACGCGGCGGAGAAAGCCGGAGATAGAGCATTGATGTCAAATGTGGGGCAAAATGCATTATCTTTCGCCGGAACTGATTATTTAAAGAACGGTGATAATTCTTTAGTCACGCAGGGATTTAACGCCGGAAAAGAAATGCTAGGTTTTGGAACTCAAACCCCTGCGACATTTACCAACGCACTACAACCGGCACTTGCAGAAGCAACAGGAACAGGGCAAGGCGTAAGCATAGCCGGAGAATTAGGACAGATTGCGCCAAATGCGGAACTTGTGGGAACTGGAGCTGGTGAACTTGCGGCAGAGGGCGCGGCAACCACCGGAACAACGGCCGCTAACGCAGCAGCGCCGACAGTAACGGGTGTTATTGGAAAAGCTTCGCCTTACATTGCGGCCGCACAAATCGGCGGAACACTTTTAGAGGGTGTATCAGGGCGACATGATAATAATGTTGTAAGCCAGGGAGCCAGAACACTTCAAAGCCCCTTTGAGATAAGTAATTGGGCGGAACAATTTAACGGAAACAAAAAACTTGAAGGCGGATTTAAAACCGCCAAAGATGTTCTTGACCCTGTAGGTTATTTATTGGGCGGTTGTATCATCGTCACCGCTTGCACCAATAGAAACTCCCCCGAAGTGGAAATAGCGCGGAAATTCAGAAATAAATATCTATCCTATGCACATTTGAGAGGCTATTATCTTCTTGCTGATAAAATCGTCCCTATCCTT